CAACGCAGATTATGCGACTAAAAGAGTCAACGAGTACCCCAGCATAGAAGATCAATTAGATAAAATTTTTCACCAAGGTGTAGATGCTTGGAAAGCAGATATACAGGCAATTAAGGATAAGCACCCTAAAGGATAATATAACAAACAATAAAAAACCCGCTATGAAGCGGGTTTTTCGTCTGATGAATCTTCATCGGGCTCAGTAAGAAGCTGTTTCAATCTAGCTGTATAACCTTCTCGGGCTAATACTAGTCTATCCATTTTTCTTCTTGCATCACTTTCATCTTGTGCTAAAGCATTTAACTCTATCACGAAAGCTTTTTGCTGGTCAGTCATATCATTTATAAGATACTTCTCCCCATCTAATTCCAATACTGGTTCATTTTTTATTTCTTCTGTCATTTGAATATATCCTGCCAGTTTCCTTGTGTACTCGCCTTAGCATACTCGGTAGCACGGTTTTCAAAAAAGTTGGTATGCTCAACTGCATTAACTTGCATATCTATCCAAGGTAAAGGATTTTCTGTACTGTGAAATATTTTTTTCATTCCTATTCCCAGTAATCTTCTATCCGCAATATAACGAATATACTCCTTAACCTCTTTTGCTGTCAACTCTGGCACATCTGCTTTATCAAAACAAATATCAATAAAGTTATCCTCTAACTCCACAGTTTTTTCAGCAGCACAATAGATTTCATACTTTAATTTATCAGTCCATAACTCAGGGTTCTCTTGCATAAAAGTTCTAAATAGTTTTGACAAACCTTCTACATGTAATGATTCATCACGAATACTCCATGTTACTATCTGTCCCATTCCTTTCATTAAGTTATGTCTTGGATAATTTAGAAGTATAGCAAAACTACTAAATAGTTGTACTCCTTCTGTAAATGCGCTGTATACAGCCATAGTTTTTGCTATATTAAATGGAGTTTTCATACTAAAGTCTTGTAAGTACTCATGTTTCTCCATCATAGCATTGATATCAAAAAACTCTTGGTACATATCATCAGATTTCCCCAAAGTTTCTAGCAGAAGAGAGTATGCTTCTTGATGAACTGCTTCCATTGCAGCATAGCTCACTAGCATCATTCTTACTTCTGGTTGTTTAAATGTTGGTAGATAATGTTTAGCATATCCACAACATACATCAACATCAGCTTGGGTAAAAAACTTAAATATATTGTCTATAAGTGTTCTTTCTCCATCTGATAATTTTTCTCTATAGTCTTTTATATCGTCTTGTAATGGCACCTCTTCAGGTAGCCAATGCATTTGTTGTTGTTTTTTATAAAACTCAAATGCCCAAGGGTATACAAAAGGTTTATAGTATTCTCTTTCTTCTAATAATTGACTCATAGTTACCCCTCGCAACTCAAACAATCTTCTTGTTCAAAGATTATTTCTCTCTTTACCTGTGAAGAGACATTATCAGCACGGCTGATAGCTTCACTTCTTAGATAGTATAATGTTTTTAAATTTTTAGCCCATGCTAACATATGTACATTGTGTAGATCACCTTTATTTACATCTGGTGGGAAAAACAAGTTTACACTCTGAGATTGACAAATAAACTCCTGTCTCATAGAAGCATGTTCTATAATCCAAGATTGGTTTATTTCTACAGCAGTCTTAAATACTTCTTTTTCATCGTCTGTAAGAACATCAAGATGTTGTACACTACCTTTATTTGCTACTATGCTTTTCCAAGTTTTATCATCATTTGAGTTATACTCATTTAGTACTTTTTCTAGGTACTTATTTTTATGTAGATGAGATCCAGACTTTGTTTTCTGTGTAAAAGCATTTGCCCTAAAAGGTTCTATACTAGGTGATGTATTACCACATATAATAGAACTACTCGCGTTTGGAGCAATTGCTAGTAAATGTGCATTTCTTACTTTGCATGAATCATCATCAGGGCAAGCACCTTTTTCTACAGCAAGCTTGTGTGTAGTTTCTACAGCTCCGTCTTTAATATGCCTAAACATTTTCATATTCATAGCTGTTGCATACATTCCTTCAAAAGACAAGTTGTTTTTCTGTAAGTATGCATGAAATCCCATAGCACCTAGTCCAATACTTCTTTCTCTCATTGCACTAAATTTAGCTTTTTCAAGAGAGTCAGGAGCATTTTTAATAAATACAGTCAAAACATTATCTAACATTCGTACTAAGTCTGGTATAAATGCTGGTATCTTAGACCATTCATCAAAGTGTTCTAGATTCACACTAGATAAACAACATACTGCTGTACGCTCTTCGTCTGTTGCAAGAGTAATTTCAGAGCAAAGATTACTATGATTAACTCTTAGTCCTTTTTTCTTTTGAAAGTCTGGTAGTCCTTCTTGTACTGCATCTTCAAACATGAGATAAGGTTCTCCTGTTTCCATACGGTTCTGTAGTAATTTTACCCACAATGTTCGTGCAGATACTACTTTTTTAACTTGCTGAGTATGAGGATCAATAAGCTCCCAACTATCATCAAAGTCAAGTTCTTTTGTAGCTTTATAGATTATTTCCATAAAGGTATCTGGTATAACTACTCCATGATGTAAGTTTGTACACTTACGGTTAACATCTCCACCTGTCGGCTTACGAATGTCTAAAAATTCTTCTATTTCTGGATGACTCATATGGAGGTACGAAGCATAGCTTCCCCTACGAGTTACGCCCTGTGAAAAAGCTAACATTTCTGCGTCTACTACTTTCATAAAAGGTATAACTCCTGTACTTTCAGAGCCTTTTGATGTCTTTGTTCCTTGTGCTCGAATAGAACTCCAAGAACCACCTATACCACCCCCAAAAGAAGATAAATAGGCATTCTCTGTGTAATGCTCTGTGATACCTTCTCTGCTGTCGTCTACATAGTTTAAAAAACAACTAATAGGTAGACCTCTTTGTGTGCCACCGTTTGATAATAATGGTGTGGCAAACATAAACCACTGCTTACTAACATAGTCATACAATCTCTGTGCATGAGCTTCGTCATCAGCAAAAGCTTCTGCAGCACGTGCAAAAGCTTCTTGTGGTGATTTTTCATCACCTACCATATATCTTTCTTCCAAAGTTCTCAAACTGAACTCGTCTAGCAAAGAATCCTTGCTATAATCAATCTCTAACTTCATTTAAATACTCCTGTATTTGTGAGGACAAGTCCTCTAAGTTCATGTCTGCTTCGATTAATGCCTGTTCTGAGTAACTCTCTAAATCCATGAGTTCAGCATTAAGTAATAATCTATCTGCGTTTTCATTAAGAGACTGTATAAACTTATACTTGCTGTCTATTGGACAGGCATTGTATATATCAAATAAGTCTCCGTACTGTTCTATAAGAGATACTGCTCTCTTAGGGCCGATACCTACGATACCAGGAACATTATCTCCTGTATCACCAGCTAGACATTTGAGCGTTAGATATTTATCTGGCTCTACATCATAGTGGTCTTCCCAGTTATCCAAAGTAATCTCTTTTCTAGTTACTGTACTAAATCTAGATACTTTATCTTGTATAAGTAAATCCCAGTCTTTATCTGATGATATCAACCAAATTTCATCTATACCAAATTCTTCTTTTTTTGCTACTATCCAAGCTGCTAAATCATCAGCTTCTAGTCCTTTTTGTTTTATAGTTAGGTGTCCTTTCTTTCCTAACTGTGTAAAAGCATTACCAAACTCACCCATAAACTGGGCAAACTCTGCTTTTTCTTGCTCTGTTTGTTGAGCATACTTTTCTGCCCGATTGCCTTTATAATCGGGTGCTAATCTTTTTCTGTAGGTACTGCCACCATCAGCAAGTATTATAATGTTTCCACAGTTATAAGACTTTGCTAGACTTTCTACGGTTCTTACATAGTCATGTTTGAATTCAAGTTGTCGTGAGTGTTTCCACCGAAACGCAACGTTGAGCCCATCAACTATAAGTAAGTTCCCATTCTGGATCTGGTTCCCAAGGCTTGAGAAGGTTGTTGCCATTTGTAAATTCTATTCTTTCGTTTTCTAGCCACTTTTCTGCGTTCATTATATATGCACCGAGCCAGTTTATGTACATATATCTTTTTTCTTTTATTGGTTCTCTTGTTGTTGCAACATACCAATTTGCGTAATTCTGTTTCATAAATAACAGAGGCTCTTGTTCCATTAACTGAGCCTGATCTATTGCTTTATTCCACCACACTACAAAATTATTACTTTTTTGAGTAAATATTTTATGTGAGAAACCCATATCCTTATAGTGTTTTACTTCCATAAGAAATAGATTATGTTTGTGTTCAACATACAAGTCTCCTTTAATTTTACCACTACCACTTCCTGGTGTTTGAATAAAATTTAGATTAGTATGTCTCTTGAGCATTGCTGCTACTTCTTTTTCTGCTTTTGTTCCTTTTTGTCTTGCGTTTACCATATTTTTTACAATCAGTGCAGGTTGAACCTACGGGTATAAAGAATGTACGCTTAAGTACTGGACATTCGTGTTTAACGAATGTATCCACTACTCAAGCCTACTTATATTGTCCTCTTTTATTACTTCTATCTTTGCTAGAAGTGGATGAGTCCAGCCGTGAGAAACTAAATATGTATTTAGTTCTTCTCCAAGCAATATTTCTACTAGCTTCTCTTTGCCCTCTTCGTCAAGTACACTTATTATCTCATCGAGAAATAGTGTGTTGATACGAGAACTCGAAATGCTACTCATTAGCTTTCGTATTGCTAGTAGTGTCGCAGTATTTACTCTTGCAAGTTCACCACTTGAAAGTGCTAGAATATCTACTACTTTTGCGTTATCTGTAATCTCTACATTTAACTTGTCGTTTGTAACTACAAACTCTAAACTGAATCTACCTTCAGAAAGTTCTGCAAGGTAGTCGTTTGTTATTTCTTCTAGGTCTTTTACTAGATTTTCAATCTTATAGGCTAACAATCCGTTTGTGGAGAAAGCTTTCTTAAGTATCTCTAAGTGTGTTGCTTTCTCTTCTACTTGACCCAATGCCGCGACAATTTCTTCCAACTCATTCTCGAAACCCTCCGTTTGTTCGTTAATGATAGAGAGGCGAGTATTGTGGCGTTCTGCCACTAAGTTACTCGCACTTACATCTTCTATATCCTTGCGGACATTTGAGATGCGGGAAGAAAGTTCGTCAATTTGGGAAGACAGGTCATCTCCGTCTAAAATTTGAGAAGGTAGACTACTGTCCCAATCTCGAATACAACTTTCGTATTCTCGTTGTTGATTGTTTCGAATTATAACTTTTTTGTTATTTTCGTTTCCTCTCTCAAGTTCTTCTTCTATGTCCTCTTCTACATCTACACCATGTGTAATCGTACGTACATAGCCCATGCGAATTTCTTCCATCTTGTCCCAATCTATTTCTTGCTCACAAGTTGGACATTGTCCTTCAAGTTCCGAGATCTTTTCCAAATGCGCTTGAGCATCAGATAATTGTGCACGAATAGTGCCAAGTTTCTGCAGCTTAGCGTCAAGGTTAATTTCCTCACCCTTGAATAATCTATGCTCACTTGATTCAAGTTCGTCAAGTTGTTCTTTCACAAAATTATTATCTATAATTTTTTTATTTTTTTCTGAGATTTTTTCAAAATCGCTTCGTAATCTCTGTAAAGTATCTTCGTCATTTTGTGAGAATTTTGGCAGATTTAATATAGGAAGTATATCCATACTCTCCAATTTATTTTCATCTAACCATTTCACTATTGTGTCGGTCTTACTGTTGAGGCTATTCACTTCAAATGAAATCTCTCTTGCAGCTTCTTTGAATATATCAAAGAACTCTACATATTCTTCTAGCTTTAAAAGATCAATGAGAAACTTTTTTCTGTTTGTATCTGTCGCAGTTAGAAACTGTAGTGATGTATTCGTGTTCTGATACACGAGTTGAGTAAAAGTTTTAAAATCTAATCCAAGTAATTCTTGGACTGTTTTGTAAGTATTTGTAGCTGTGTGGCTAGAAATATCTTCTCCATTCTTATAGAGTTTACACTTTATACTTGCTTTACGAGTTACATCTATCTCGTACTCATTTTCGTCTACTGAGAAAACTATGTTAATCCAGTAACCTTCGTTTACAAACCTGTTTTGGATTTCTTGTTTTTTAATGCCTTTCGAGTTCTTATTAAATAATACTTCTTCGATAATAAGTGGTATGGAAGACTTACCTTGTCCATTTGTCCCAACGAGTTGGGTAAGGTTGCTATCATGAAGGTTAAGAGAATTGTCTTTGCCATAACTAAAGCAATTATCCCAGCGTAGCGTCTTTAGAGTAATCATTAAACACCCCCATAATTTGTTTTATTTTGTCATCTGTTAAATTAAGTATAGCACTCATGTACTCTACTAGTTCTTCCTCTATTGTCAAATCCTTTAGGTTAAGAGTAGCCTCTGAACTTCTCTTGACTACTTTCTTGTCGAGAAGCTCAGAGTTTTTAACATTTGCTAAATCAGCTACGTCTCCTTCAATCTCATAAATGGTGTGATGAAATTCTGAAGCTATCATGTCGTCTGGGTTATCTACAGTCTTCCGAAGAAGTTGTGGTAAATCAAACTCATGCCATGTCCAGTCATACAAGTTATCAATTATAAGATATCCTGTTTTAACTACATCTCTGTGAAAAGATGTAGTCATGGGAGAGCCTGGATAAACAATGTTTCTCTGCGTATTGGAGTGGCTATGTAGGTCACCCGCGTATACTACAGGAAAAGCATTGAATCGTTCAAGGTCTACCTCAGGAGTTACATGAGGAGGTATCTCACCCCTCACATGCGTATATAAAGGTTTGTTAGGATTGCATTTTTCTATAGCACCTTTTTTGTGCAAGTCTGCGTAGGGTAGTATTGTACCCCACTCATACTCTTTAGTTTCATCTACAATCTCAACTAGAGGGTTTACATCAGAGGTGGCTCTCTTTAAATTAGAAAAGAAAGTCTTATTCTTTTTAGTAGCTTCATGGTTACCATCATAAATGATAGTAGGAATTGTAATATCTTTAATAAAATCAAAGTATACTGTTAGTTCGTCCATTGAAGGAACTCTGTCAAATAAGTCTCCGCCTATAATATGCAGAGTTACTTCTTTCTCTAAGCTATGAATTGTCTCAAAGAATAAATCGTATCTTGCACAAGCCCAAGGCATGGGTACATTCTTTTGTCCCAACTTAAGATGCCAGTCTGCTGTAAATAAAATCATACTACGAAATACTGAACTCCGAGTCTACGTCAGAGGGGGCTTCCGCTCCATCAGCAGGTTGAGTTACTCTTTGCAGTAGCTCTAATTGAGCATCTGCTGTTGGTCTCGCAAGTACGTCATCCATTGAACGCAAGTCAGCAATAGAAGCCAGCTCTTGTTCATTTAGAGGTCTTGGTTTGCACTTAAGTGCTTGGAGCCTATACTCTACATTAAAAGCCATAGGTCCAGTTTTAACTCTTTGGAAGAAAACATCCCACCCTGTTTCAGGGTCAGTAGGATCGCCTAAGTCTTCTGCGGCAACCATTATTTGTTCCATGAGTTTCTTTTTTAGATTAACAACTTTAACGTTGCCATCTGCTGGGTCAATAGCTTGAATAGCGTATGCCCAACCACATTTTAAGTCAGGAAAGAAAGACCTTACATGGTCTGTATCCTTGTTATTAAATGTTTCTGTGTTACGGTCGAAAGCAAGACATTCCATAGGAATATTTTTGCCGTTCTCACCTTTGATCCAGTAAACATACCTCGGAAGTATGTCGCCTACTAGTCTGAAGACGTTGTCTCCTTCTTTGTAAGTGTACTGATCTATTGAGGATTTTTTTGCACTCCCCTGTGCTTGATTAAATTTTAATGCCATTTTATGTTCTCCATTTAGCGTTATCTTCAAATAAAAAGTGTACTAGACCATTCTCTATTCGAAGCAATCTGTTGCGATTTACTATCGTTGTCTCAACAGGTAAGTGTATCAACTCTAGTGTTGTCTTTCCTGTTTGGTTATAATTGAAATAATTACGGTACGAAGCTACTGCCACATATTCGGCAGCTTCTTTGTTGCTATAATACTTTCGTTCAGCCAAAAGCTGTCTCGGATTTAACAGAAAACTGTCCCCGAGAAAACTTTTCCCAAAATATTTAAAGGTTTTGTCTTTACGACTGGCTGGAATTCTCTTGTAAGTCAAGAGGTGGATAATAGTGAGAATTGAAACACTATCGCCTTTCGCTTCTCTAAATATCTTTTCCCAATTATATTTTATCATATATTATAACAAATTTTAAAACTGTTGTCAAGACATATTTTTCGGAGGTGGTTACAGGGTTGATATCTCGTACCCTTGTTTAATGTAGTAGCCTGTGCGCATACTAGCCTGCCTCTTTGCAGTCTTTCCAATTAAATTAATATCCACTACTATAGGTTGTTGTTTGCCCTCGTAGTCCCTAATTATTCTTCCAATGAGCTGTGTAAGTAACGGCTCATTGTTTACTGGTGTTGCAAGTATTAAACAGCTAAGAATATTTAGAGAAATACCCTCTGAGAATATAGCTTGTGTCCCATACAGAACATCTTTATCCTCATAAATCTGATTAATTATTTCGCCTCTGTCTTCGTGATGGACTGCACCCGTCACACAAACTGCGTTATCACCAGTGAGTTTCGCGCAGTTCTTTAGGAAATCAACTCTATCAGATACCACTAACACTTTATGACCTTTTGCTGCATATGATGATGCAGTCATAGCCACAGAATGTTGGTACTCTGGGTTGTAAGCTAATTCATTTATTCGATTAGCCCAAGGGATAGAGTTTCCATCCATGAATCGTATATCCATTGGTAGGATATGTATTTTTGGCATCATAAAGTTTTCCTTTGGTGGTCGTAATACATTACTTCCAAAGTAATCTCTAAATACTACATGTCTGCCATCTTTTCTTTCTAGTGTGCCAGTAAGACCAATCTTATATCTAGCACAATTTTTATCTATAATTCTTGAGAAAGTTGGTGCACTACAATGATGCATTTCGTCAAGTATGATAGTTCCAAAAAGTTGTCTTATCTGCGGAATTTTTCTGTATAAACTCTGTATATTCCCAATGACAACAGGCTTATCAATTTCAAATTTACCACTACCAATAATGCCAGCTTTAAAACCAAATACTTTTTCTACTTCATCTTCCCACTGTTTACGTAATGCTAAAGTATGGGTAACTACTAATGTTTTCTGTCCAAGTTTACCAGCTATTGCAAGACCTGTAAAAGTCTTGCCCCAACTTACCCAAGCGTTTATTATACCTCCGTCCCCAATCTCGTCATAAACAGATTGTTGACTTGGTCGTAATTCTAAATTAAACTCAGGGAACTCTTCTGGCTTTAGTACTCGTTTATCTGTGACTTCGTGGTCATTTGGAATTAAGTCTTGTCTGCCTACTGGAATTGCAACCAGCCCCTGTCTTATCATTGCCATATTTTTTATAATCAAAGGAGGATCGCCAAATTTAAAAGACGGCACAGAGTAAGTTAACTCTTTGTCAATCTTTTGTTGTTGATGTGGAAGTACTTCTAAGTAAATCCTGTCGCTTATAACTGCTTTCATTACCAATGATGTATTATGCCTGATACAATAAAGAAACAAGTAATAAAGTTTGCTAGTACTATTAAAGTACGGAACAAAGCTATAGTGTCTGCTTCTACAGAGTTATCAGATGCTTTTTCTCCTAGGCTTTTTGCCCACAGTTTCCAAATCTTTTTCATTTATTATATAGTTGTGTATTCCAAGGATTAACATTTATAGATGTTCTAATACCATCAAATTGTTCTACTCCATGGTATAAACCTGGGGAAAAGACTACTAATCTATTCTCTCTTGGTATAACTTCTACACCGTTTTTAAACTGTAACTTACCATTCTTTAAGTTTTCTACTTCTAAGTAGAATACTGTAGAGCATATGGGGTATCTAGTTACTCCTTTTGTTGTGTACGCAATTTCATCTTTATCATAGTGCCATTGCATAGGTCTAGTATTTGTGTGTGTCCAATAGTCATAGCCTACCATTTTGCTAATATCAAAATATTTATTAGCATGTCTAAGAATTTGAGTACACATTTGTGAGTTCTCATGCTCACATTCTATAGAGTGCCAGCCTTCTCCCTCTTTATCTAGGACTCCGCTAACAAAATTATCTGTAGAACGATTTATACTCTTCTTCCAAAACTTTATTTGTAAGTCAGTAAATACTCCATCTACTATTGCAATCATATTTTTCTCCATGAGTTCTTTTTCTTTTCACTAGATGTATCGTATAAGAGCCAAGGAATATTATCTCTATAAAGTATTCCTGCCCATGCTTGGTCATCTTTGAGGGGTCTATCTAAGGTAAAGGGAAATGGGCAATCTTTTACCCACAACACACTTGCTACTGTTTTTAAGTCTACTCTTAATATCTTATGATACTTTAGAGTGGCTTTTTTTATTTTTTCTTTGCGAAAGAAATATCCTGTGTTATCTATGTAAAACTTTCCTTTGTGGTCAAGATATGACCGAATGTCTTTTATCATATACTTCACAGGATATATACTTTTCATCGGACTTTGGATTCTTCTCATGCCCAGTGTCTTGCCTTTCATATTTTTATCGTCAAGAACTTGGTTTTCAATCCAAAGGATTCCATCTACTAATGTTATTTCATCAGTATGTACGGGAAAAATGGGAAATTGTATTTTATCATATATCATACATCTTGGTAAATTTTCCCAAAGAGTAATCATCATGTACATCAAAGTCACAGCCAACTGGTGTGCCTGGTATACTGAATCCTCTATCTTTTTGAATGAACTCCTGTAGCTTTTGTGAGTACAGGTCTATTTCATCTTCTGGCACTTCTGCTAGAATGGAGTCATGTACTAAAGCAAATATCTTTGATTTCATATTGTTACTTTTAACATACTCATTCATGTCAACAGCACCAAGTAAATTAATATCAGAAGCAACAGACTGAACTAAAAAGTTTAGACCAGACCTTACTTCATGACTTTGTATTCCTTGATTGTCAGATTTAACATTTGGTAGTCTTCTCTTTCTGCCTGTAGCACCATAAATAAATCCATTATCCATAATAAACTTACTAGAAAGATCAATCCACTTTTTAAGTTTATGAAACTGCCTAAAGTAATCATCAATAACTTCTTGAGCATCTTGCTTAGTAAAAGGTTTGCCTGAGTCTGCTGTGACTTGCTGAGATATTTTACTTGCTCCAGCACCATACATTATGCCAAAGGTGACGGCTTTTGCAGCCTGTCTTTGTGTGGGATAAAGGTCTACAACTTCATCCGCCTCACAAGGTAAACCAAACACTAATTTAGCAATACTACTGTGGAAATTACCACCAGTCTTAAATACTTCCATTAGGTTCTTATCATCAGCAAGCACAGCAGCTACATATACTTCTGCAGTTGTTAAATCCATTGCAACAATCTTATTACCTTCTTTGGCACGAATACATCCTTTCACTATAGGATTGTCTCTAGGTATCTGTTGCATATTCATTTTTCCACTAGAAGATAGTCTGCCAGATGTCGTGCCGTGTAGATTAAACCCTGTGCGTAATCTACTATCTTTATCTAATTGTGGATATATTTTGTCTAAATAAGTATTCTTAATCTTTGACTTCTGTCTTATACTAAGAATATGTTTAGGAATCTCATGTTCCTCTGCTAATTGTTTTAGTACTTCTGCATCTGTTGAGTGCTGACCTGTACCTGTCTTTTTGCCTGTTGGTTTTAACCCGACAAAATCAAACAGTAGTTCTCTTAGCTGTACTGTACTGTTTGGATTAAATTCTTTTTTCTTTGCATCTTCGAATCTTTGTACTGCTTCAAACTCATACAACTCATTCACTGCATTATCTATATCTGTTTGCATTAGGTCTCTGCCTTTAAGTAATCTTAGCTTATCAAAAGGTACACCGTTATCCTGTATATCTGTCAACATTCTACAGCCAGGTATAAGTATATTCTCATATACACTAAACAGCTTTGCATTCTTTCGTACTGCTGGATATAACTTCTCAAATACTAATAGTGTTACTACTGCATCCATTGCCGCATATGTTTTCATAACTTCAAAAGGAATGCTGCCCCACTGAAAGTCTGCTTTCAGTATTCGGTTCTGCCTTTTATAGTTATCAATCCAATCATGCATAGGCTTCTCGTAGTCACCATAGTCAGTATGTTCCATAGCTAATTGTTTAAGACCATGTCCCCCAGGAACTTCGTCTAGGCAATAATGTAATAACATTGTATCTTCAAACTTTGGAAATTTAAAATTGAAATGATACTCAAAGAAAGCCAAGTCAAACTTAGCGTTATGAAATACTACTATCTTTGTGTTGAATATTTCTTGCATTATATTTTCCATCTGCTCTGTAATAACATCTGTAATTATATAAGCACCTTGATGTTTTTTATATGACATACTAAATCCAAGCATATATCCATCACGAGGGTATAGTCCTGTAGTCTCAGAGTCAAGTGCAACATACTTATTTTCATGCTCTAATGCTTCTTGCAAGAATTTTAGCGCCTCATCTTCGGTATCTATACCTAAAGCCTGTTCTTCACTAACTTTCTTTACTACTAAATCTCCACTAATAAAATCAATTATATTAGTCTTGCTTTTGTCCCATAAAGGCTTAGCCTCGGGTTTGAAAGAAAGCATAGCAGGATTGATGACAGGTAGAAACTTATCTTCTACACATCTGCCACTATATTCTGTTATAGAATTGATACTAGTAAAAAACTTGAGTGATTCAGAGCCAACTAGTATAACCCAGTCATACGTATCAACATCTATCTCGATGTCTACGTCTGCTTTGAGTATTTTCTTTTTGCTACTATCTGAGCATAAAGCATACCTGTCAAATTCGAAAGCATCATCAAATCGGTCAGACCAATTTGTTCTACTCATCTTTGATTCTATTATTGCTACTTGTGTCATTTGTTTTTCCATTTATATATTATATCAAATTCTGAACGCTGTGTCAAGAAATGTTTTTGAATATCTTTCCAGTCAGTTCCCTAAGCTCTTCGAGTAAATTATCTCCTTTTAGTTGATTACACTCTTTATGACTAGGTACTATATTGCTGGGTTCACTACTTCCACCTTTACTGTGCGGTGTAATATGGTCTAACTCCATATTTTCTCCTTTTGGATTTATAATTAGTTTTTCTCCACAAAGATAACAAGGCATATGCCATTCTGTTTCTGATACTTTTACTAAACCTCTGTGGTCTTCCCAATATTTTATGTATGTTGTTGCTAACATTCCGTTTCTCCCTTTTACATTTTTTAATCTCTCTCTTATTAATTCCGATACAGTTTGATGTCTATTTGGTAACATTTCTACTATATCACTTTTCTTTTTTTGTTTTTCATTAAAGCTATGAAGTCGCTTATTAATCATACCTTCAATAGTACTTCTATACTTATTAGTTCTTTCTAGTATTTTTTCTCTAGTTGCCTTATTGAAATGAGGACTTATACTTCCTTTACTTGGTGCATCTCCACATATTTCAATACATCTTCTTCTAACTTCTGGAATAGTAAGCGTACCACCATCTTTAGTAAAACCACCAGCTTCTGTATGCCAGTCCTCAATCGTTTCCCAACCTATTTCTGTTTTCCATTTTCCCGCGCTAGGCATATAATCTATTCCTCACTTCTTGTACCTTAGCTTGAGCAAGCCCGCCAGGGTCTATGTTTTGTCCTAAATTTATATTTCTAGCTGTAAGTCCAACCTTTTCTGCTAGTCCTTTGAGTAACTCTGCTGCATCTTGCCCTGCCGCATCGCCATCAAACATTATATCTACTCCCTCAACGTTCTGCATTTTTAGTATAGATAGTTTATCTTCATCTATATTCTTTGTACCAAAGCAACAAACTGCATTTGGTAAACCTTTGTCGAAGAGATTTATCATATCGAAAATCCCTTCAACTAGGATTACTCTGCCTTTAATTGGTTTGACAGAGGCAGGGTAAAGTGGTAGCTTCGCGTTTGGAGGGTATATGAGATACTTTGGGATCTCAGTCATGGTCATATGTCGACCATTAAAAGCTACCACCTTTCCTGTTATATCACGAACTGGAAAAACCACTCTTCCATTAAATTGTGTTTCGTGATGCATAAAAGCATCGAAATGCTTATATGTCTCGGGTTGAATTCCTCTCCAGTTTCCGACATATGGAGTGAAGCCTTTAGGGAATTCAAACCCTATACTTGCTGAGCGTTTTTCATCTATAGAGGATTTCAACCTTTGTCTCTTTATCTCTAAGAAGTTTGCTGCAGCACCAAAATGTTTAAATAGATTACCTCTGAAGCCACAAGCAAAGCAATTAAATATACCAGTGATATTATCAATACGCATACTTGGATTGCTATCCTCGTGGTCAGGGTTAAGGCATTTAACTAAATAATCTCTGCCAGAGACTTTAAAGTCAATGCCTTTTTCTTGTAGTAATTCGTCTACTCTCATTTAGGTTTCATACCCTTATCGCTAGAACTATTACCAACAGTGCGATCATTACTATTGTTTCTATCATGCTTCCATTTTAGTTTATCACCGAGATCTTCATACTCGGTCATTTTAGTTCCGTCACTATCTACATCATGCTCATAGAATCGAGTCTTGAACACAGCTTCTTGCATCTGAAACCAGATAGCAATAGCTTGACTTCTAAACTCTTCATCAGGCCATAGGTAGTAACAATTATGCCAATCATCTAAAAATCTATGAACTGTTATGTTCAGATCAAAGTCAGGATTGGTTTCTTTTATTATCTGTACTGCTCTTAGTCTTTGACTACCAGCAATAGGATACCAACTCTTCATAGCTAAGAATGGATTCTTAATTCCGTTTTCTTTTATACTAGCTATAAGAGGTTCGTTTGCAGGAACATTATGTATGTTCTGCGCGACTGTAGGCTCAATTAAAAGTCTATCTGTCGTAGTAAAAATTATTTCGTATGGAGGTACTGCAACTAACTCTGCAGCTTTGCCTCCTATTCTATCACTTGCCATATGGGTCTCTCCCTATACTAACATCTGCCATAAACTCTGAAAATCTATCTATTAATGTTTTATTTGAAAAAGCTACTCCTTCTTTCCATTTTCTTCCTGTAGCTGTTTCTTCAAAATGTTTTTCTCCGTTATTATAAGCAACTTCTAAGATTCCGCTTGAAGCGTGTAAGTACTTTACTTGTTTACCCCACTCTTCAGCTTCCATTTTTTCTTTGTGTTTTTTCACTTTATCACTATATTGCGTCATGAATATCTTCTCCTGTTGATAGGCTATCTTTTATTGCATCTCTGTCTTTGGGATTCATAGTTGACTGGGGGCCTATCTTTAATGTTTCCCAGTCCATTACACTTGTAAATCCTTCCATTTTAGCACTTCTCATTTTAGTACAATTAAAAGTGATAGCCTCATCTTCTGGTGACCATGTTTCTAATGTAAAGGCTGCATCTGCTGCATCGAGAATACCTTTTGCAAATCTTGCCTCACCTGTACTGTCTGTTTGGTAAGGGGCAAACACAGGAATCTCATACTCCTGTGCAATACTTTTCAGAGTCTTACTAACTTCTATCTGCTCTGTCCAGTCATACTGTCCACTCTTGGAGGGAACATTGGAGCGTTTAACTTGATTTAAATAATCAACTACTATTACTCCATAATCTGTTTGTGATACTTTACTCTCTAGTTCTTGTCTGATTCTAGAAAGACTAAGTACTGGGTCATATACTACATCTATCTGCTTATCTTTGTGCAGAGGTCGTGTCTGTAGTTTTTTGTGAAACTCATCAAAGTCTCGTGTTTGATTGAATTCAGGTACTAATGTTTCTCCGCCTTCAAATCTTCCTGCCCACCAGTCTGCTACTCTGTCCCACTCAGTAGTGGTCAAGTTTCGTGTAGCTAATCTGGAGATAGGTATGCGTGCACCTAATGCACACATTCTTTGTAAAATGGAACGACTGTCCATTTCTATAGTAAAGTACATGGCGCTCTTTCCTTGTTCGTAAACATTGTTTGCAATATTACAACAAGTTATAGACTTACCAGCACCTCTTCGACCACCTACTAATATTAAATCTCTCGGTGAGAATTTTAGTGATTGGTCATATTCATCATTGAGTCCTAATGGTAGATACTTCTTGAGATCTTTTTCTGAATCAAATAGAGGAATTGTTTGCATATTCTCTTCGGGAGCTTTGAGATCAACTCGTTCTCCTACATCTAAAACAATTTGTTGTATTGCTTCTACATTTTCTTCTGCGGAAGATATTGCTACAGTCTTGTCTATGAATCCATCTAGCTCATTTAGTATTTCTACTTGTGTGTACTCATTTTTTACATATTCGAGCAGAACCCAAGCGTCAATATCTATATCAACAGCTTCGATTGCGAATACTTTTTCTTGTAATTTTCTATCGCGAATGGATAGTTTTAAGTCATCAAAAGAAGGTAGGGCATTGAAATTTTTTATGTGAGTATCTATGACCTTGTGCAAGGACTGATAATCCGCGCCAAGATAATTTTGTCTTAGGTTTCCCCAAGTATCAAAATCTTCTTGCGTAATAATTTGCTTCAACAGAGCTGAAGTTAAGTTCAATGTCTACCCTCCCAGATAAAAAAGTGCAAGAGAATGAATCCCTTGCACAGAATTTTAAAAGAATTAGCTAGATGCTTTTTCTTTTCTTGCAGCGCCGTCGTAATCAGCACAAGTTAGACCTCTTCTGGTCAACATTGTTTTAACGCCTCTTACAGTTTTGCCAATGTCATCTGCAATAGCTTCAACAGTTAAGTCTCCGATATTTTCGATGTCCGCCAAAGGATCAGCTTTGCTAGAACCTTTAGTTTCTTTTTGCTTAGGTATAGCGTTAATGTCGCCACTTCTAAGCAAGCTAAGAGCCTTTCCTCTAATTGAATTGACAGATTTGCCAAGGGCTTCTGCTATTTCTTCAACAAAAGACCCACCATTTACCATTGAGGTAAAAGTAGCTTCTTCTTCGGGAGAGTAAGTTCTGACTGATTCAGGCTTCTCAGCTGGTTTTACATGGGAAGTAAGTTCCATTGAAAGAATTTTCCCTTGTATTGATTTAGCAGAGAATTCTCCACCTTCAAATGAAGATGCGATATCTGCATATGTGTATGTTCCAGAGTTATCTGTTACAAACGCTTGTAGTGTAGCTTCTTGATCTTCAGAAAAAGTTCTGTTAGATACTGATGAAGCAAGTTCTACATCGTGACCCATTTTTCTTAATTTGCTAGAGACACTTCTTGTAGAAGTTTCTAACTCATCAGCTGCGTTAGCAACTGTGGCTTGTGAGATTGGTGACTCACTGCCTACGAAATCAACTAATTGTTGAGTTCTTTCATCTGTCCATTTTGGTAATGCCATGATTATTTTCCTATTTCGTTTAAGTTGGTTATTATTTTAACACCCCTTTCTTGGGCTGTCCTCGTTTTTGCGGACTCAATACCGCTTTCATTCACTAATATATTTACATCTTTAGTCAAACTACTTTTAACAAGATAGCCCAGTTTTTCTAAATATTCTGTTGCTTGAGCTTTTGTCTTGTAGCTTTTTAGTTTTCCAGAGATACAAACAACTTCTTGATTTTCTGTGGGTTTGGACACTTTTAGTGTCTGTATCCAGCGAAATGGAAGTCGTTCATATCCGTCAATAAACTCTTCGTAATACCAGTCCAATAAATGTTCTGTTGCTACTGGTCCGAGGCCTGCCTCCTTACAAGTGTCCTCACTAATCTCTGCCATGTTTTTGATAACAGAACAAAGTTTAGCGGAAGCTGACCGACCAATTAGTTTAATAGAGAAAGCGGGTAATAAGTCAACCAAATCAGTAGCCTTACTACTTTGAATTTCTCTATGCAGTTTAACTGCTAGTTTTTCGGATTGCAGTGCCTCAATCATAATTTCTAGAGGCAGCTCGTATATATCATACAAATCTTGAATTTGTAGTTTTTCTACTGTGCGAGGTCCGAGACCTTTGATTTTGAGAGCTGAAGCAAAGTGTTCAATTTTCTTTGTTGTCTTACCACCACACTTGGTGTTATGACAGAAAAGCTGATCTTTTTCCCACACTAAGTCTAACATACATGATGGACAGACTTTTGGCGGGACTATTTGTTTCATTCTTTCTCTCTTAATTTCTATTTATATATTATAGCAAAAATCAGTTGCCATGTCAAGAACTATTTTTCGGGAAGTCCTGTAGAATAAGCGAATCAATTTTGAAACACTCTGTATGACCTCCAAACTTAAACATTGGAACATGTTTATCTTGCTTATAAATTTCATGTAGGTACTGTTCGTGTGCCCACACATTATAAAGAGTACTAGACCAAGTCTTTTGAATACGAATATCATATCCTTTAAAACCTCTACTACGCTTTATAATATGCCGCCAATCTTTTCCACTAGCTATGCCGACTTTGATGCACTCTCTTTCAAAAGTTCTTTCATTGACCAAGACTATACCGTAGAGAACTCCCTCTCTATCTTTTTCTTCGGGATGGTTCTCAAAATAAGTATGATTATACTTACCTATACTTGGCACTACTGCTCGTCAAACCAGTTGTAAACAGCATCGTCTAACCACTCCTGTGGAACTATACCACTATCTTCGTATTCTTCCCACCACTCAAAATCGTCTGGTAGTTCGTCTATACCTAATTCTTCGCATAGTTGTTCTACAAAGTCGTCACCGTCTGTTTCTTCATAAGAAGTGTTGCCCTTACTATCTGACCAAGCAACTCCCACAAAGTTTCTAAACTCATCTTCGTAATTCATTCGTAGATTTGTTTTCATATATCCAGCTAAATGCCCTAACATTTCTATTGGGGGTGACCAAGCTGAGTACCCATAAACTTGAGTCTCTTCTACTTCTTCAATATTGCACCACTTTGCTCCAACATTATCACAGTACCAACTATAACTATCACAAAGATAAGCATCTTCATCAAATTCTGGTTCAGCTGCTTGCATAAAGGGTTGTTTTTCTAGTTCTATTGCTTCTGTAACCTCCCAAGAGTTATCCTCCCAAGTACGGGTGTAGGTATGCATTTTGAATGATTCTGTAAAATCTACTTCTTTTTCCGCTGTTATATAAAATGATACATGATTTGCCATTAGACTCTCCTTACTATTCGTGGAATAATTTCTCCACTTCTAATTACTTCTACTCTACAACCAATCTCTAAGTCTAAATCAGATATATAACGCATGTTATGTAAAGTTGCTTTACTTACCATTGCACCATCAATCTCAACAGGTTCTAAGTATGCTACTGGAGCAACTACTCCTGACTTACCCACATTCCAAACAACATCTAGTAGGGTTGTCTCAACTCCTTCTTGTATTTGTTTAAGAGCATAGGCTCCTCGTGGATGGTGTGCGGTGTATCCTCTACTTTCAAACTCTTTATGATTGTCTATGCGAAACACAAGTCCATCGTCTGGGTACTGAGTCCAATTACTCATTGTAGCAGTACAGAAAAAAGAATCTTGTAAGAATATCATATCTTCAGCCCATAACGTATTCCAGCTTTCTTGTAAGCCATACGCTATAAAGCGCAGTTCTCTTTCACGAAATTCGTCTGTGGACTTTAGATTGAGTGCACCCGCTGCATAGTTGCGGGCATTTTTGATAGTCTTAGGGGCAACAACTTCGCCAGTAACTTGGACAATGTTCTGAACCTTCATACCATCAAAGTTTAAATGTTCAGGAACTAAGGTAGAGATATGGTTTGTTATATCCAAACCACGCTTACCATCGCCTCTTGTTAATGCACGAAGTAGTTGTCCTTCGACATATAATAATGACACAGCAGCCCCATCTAACTTGGGTGTTACAAGGACTGAACCCTTGTAGTTGTTAAATGGATCTTTTGTGCCAATCTCATTGGAAAATACCTTTTGTAATGAATACATAGGATACATATGAGGTACTCTGTTATCTGTTGAAGATGAACCAACTTCCTCATAGTCTATTAACTTAGCTAATCTATCAAACTGTGTGTCTGACATTGTTGGATTGCCATTATAGTAATCTCTTGATGCTGAGTCTAATACTTCTTTTAAATTTTCCATTTATATATTATACAATTTTTTCGAAGCCATGTCAAGACTTATTTTCAGGATTGGTAAATTTCATCTAATATATCTTTGAAGTGTTCTTCCAAGATACCTTTAGCTTCCGCTAAGGATAAAATTTCTACCAGTCCTTCAAATAACCCTCTAGAATTATTGAAATCCAGCTTCATTGCTAACCCGTCTTTAGATGGCTTAAAATCGCCATCAAAATCAAGGTAATATTTTCTTAGATGTAAGTATTCAACATCTCGAAAAGTATTGATAGTAAGTCTAATTTGTTCGGTTGCTTCTTCATTCTCGGAGATAATCTTTTCGTATATCTCTGGAGCCTCATGCAACATCATCGTTTATTCCTCAGTACAGAACTAAGGGGTTGAATGTTAGTTACATTTTTAGGCAACAATAATCGGTAAGAATCAGTATCCCAACAAAATAAAAGAACCGAATCCTTTGTTTCTTTGGCTCGGTTCTTTTTACTTTGTATATACTTATTATCAAAATCTAAAGTACAAACATTGTACTTGAGTTTTCGAGAGTTAGTACTTCGGTATGTGATGATTGCGTCTCCACAATTCTTCACTTGACTTATAAAGTCTTGCTTTTTCACTATAATACTCCATTACTATTAAGAAAACTCTTTCTCTTTAGTAATGGGTAGTATTAATTAGTTATTTATTGCGTTGATAACACCTGTAAAGTATACTGATGCTTTGCCTGTCAATTTGTCAATGATGTCGTCATCGATTTCTTGACCAGCGTCACTCAATGCATCTTTCAATGACTGAGCAGCGTCAGCTTTACTTACTCTAGTACTACCGCCACCTGAGGCTTTAGCTGTACCAGTTGCAGGGGCTTTCTTGACATACACGCCAGCTTTAGTCAAAATCATTCTGACTCCGTTAGGGCTTTCGCCTAACTCTTCAGCTATATCTTTTACAATCTCCATTGAAGTTTCTGGAGTTGGTTCAGCTTCTGTGTACATCTCAACGGCTTGAGCTTTGGATTCATCTGTCCATGCCATGCGTCTTCTCCTTTTTGTACCTCGATAGCCAGGGCAAGTCCCTAATCTGTCGAGTTGTTGTTGATAAAATCTATCTCCCATATATTAATATTATACAGAAAAATAGACGCTAAGTCAAGAACTATATTTTAGTTCCTCACCATTTTAGGCTATTAACATAGTCTAATTTTTCTTGTGCATGAACAGCTTTTTCTACTTGCTCATTTACTGCACCTATTATATCTGAGTGTTCTCCAATACCTACAGAGTTTCTAAGATATATTCTTATATTTGCTTCTGCTTCTGCTATGTCACCTGTGTACCTAGCTTTTAGTGCATTTCTTATATATTCATTCATTTTTTTACTCCTAAAATTCCGTTAACATAGGCTATTACCCATTTTCTTCTTGATTCTTCAAGAAATGTTACTTGCCATATAAACGGAGTCATGACAAACATTCCTAATGCATACACTATAAAGTGTAAGGCTTTGTTTTTTGTTATATAGCGTCCTTTTGGGTGGTCTTTAATCATGCGCATACTAACAGAGTATGTTCTCCATATTAGCATGAACCATGTACTTAACCATATGGACACTACTATCGTCCATGGTTCCATGCGTTTCTCCTATATTTCTACGCCGTACTTTTCTAAATGTTTTAGTCTGCCTAAATCATAGGCTATTGCGTGGGCATTAAAACCCCCTAATTTTTGAAAGCCAAAGTAAGAACTCTCAAAATTTCTTAATTGTATTACATATACATGGTAACAGTCTGCACCATATTTTTCTTTGTAATTTGTTTGTTTACTGTTTGGCATTACTTTTTTAACTATGCCAGGCAAGTCATATCTTGCACACCAGACTTTTTCTCCTTCTTCAAAACTTTCAGAAACGCACTCATCTGGTAAATACCCAACTTTAGCACCTCCACCTTGTTCTGTTTTGGGTCTTTTTTCTGGCACACCAACTTTATTGATTATGTTTTTTACAAAAGTAGAACTACGATACATAGACTTTCCTATTTCTGATACAGGCATTTCTTCTAAGTACCACTCAATAACTTGTTTTATCTCTGTATCTGTAGCCTTAGTGCCTTTTAGTTGCGACTTTCTTTTAGCTCTATACTGCATAGTATCTCTATGCTCTTCTAATATATTATTGAGCCTAGTAGTATTATATGTAATATTGAGCATTTCACAAGCTTCTTTCTTTGTTATAGGCTTATTACTGTTGAGGGCTTCCCATACTCTTTGTAAATTTATGTCATCTAGTTTTTCATGTGATTTCGCACGAACTCCTCTTGGCATTATTCTGCTCCTTCTTGCATATGGTCTTGAAAATCTCTATATTCTTTTTCTTTGTCCTTATCCATCTGTCCTAGTAGAATGATTGCATAGTGAATAATTTTATATAAATCTTTTTCATTCTTGCCATCTTTCTTACCAAAGCGTTGAGCATACTTTATAATATTACCTAGACAGAACCCTTCTCCATGACCTGCATCAAAAGTTACTTCTGTAGTTTGTATATCTCCCTTTCCGTAGTGTTGAGCATATGTATTATCAATATAAGTTTTTAATCTACGTAAGATTATATCTTCATTAAACTTATTACCCTGCATCTAATTTCTCCCTGATTTTTGAACTTATGTTAAAATACCAATCAGACTGTTGTATAAATACTATTAGGTAAAACCAAAAAGCTAAAG